TTAAACAATGCCACTGATGATGAGGGCACTTTAGTTATTAATAGTGTAGATGATTACATTAACAAAGGATATGACGAAAGCACTTTAGCAGGAACAGTAGTTGCTGCAAGAAATCCTGGTTCATGGGCAAACGGATTAAAAGTTGCGATTATAGATTCTTTTGCTGATCAAGTTTTATCAGTAGGTAACACAGCTGGAATGTCAGTTGGATTTGGAGTTACTCAAACAGCATCTGGAACAGTACCAGGTTCTGGAACAACTTCAACCCTTGATGGAGTGTTTAAGGGTATCATTACTGAGATAGGAACTGGAACAATTTCAGTTAAATTTTTATCACATACACCATCAGGTGGAACTGAAACTGAAATAGATTATTCACCATCAGGTGTGTATAGGTTTAAATCATCTAGTGATATTACTGTTGTAAATAATAGTGCTGTTGGAGTTGCAACCGTAGCAGTAAATAGTGAATCAGATTGGTTTAATTCTCAAACAATCACACCTGTAAATGGTGATCCAATTAGTTGGAATCAGATAGCAGAAAGACCAGGAACTTCAGCATATGCAGCAGCAAGAAACTCAAGATTTGACGAGGTTCATGTTGTTGTAATTGATGATGATGGAGATGTAACTGGAAACGCAGGAACAATTCTTGAAAAGAATTTAAATCTATCAAAAGCAAAGGATGCTGACTTCTCTACTGGATCTACTTCATATTGGAGAAAGTTTTTACTTAATGCTTCAAATAACATCTTTGGATTAAGTGGTCCTACTGGTGCTGTAAATACTGGATTCGGATCTGGTAATGGTGGATTTGAAACACTTACAGGTCAAGATTGGGATCAAAACGCACAGAATGTTAAATTTGTTGCAAACGGTAATATTGGATATTCTTTAAACGGTGGTAAAAATTATGACGGAACTACTGACATAAATGCTGGTGGTGCTTTGACTGCAAGTTTGGGAGATTTATCTTCTGGATATGGTTTGTTTGAAAGTAAAGAAGAATTTGATATTGATTTCCTAATTATGGGATCAGGATCAAAAACTAGATCTGAAACACAAGCATTAGCTAATAAATTAATTTCAGTTGCTGAAGTTAGAAAAGATGCGGTAGCATTTATCTCACCAGATAAAACAACATTTATAACAGGTTCGACATTGAGGTCATCAAATGATATTACAAATAATGTATTAGATTTCTTTGCTCCAATAACATCATCAACATATGCTGTGTTCGATAGTGGATTTAAGTATATGTTTGACAGATTTGGAAATACCTTCAGGTATGTTCCATTAAATGGAGATATTGCAGGAACATGTGCAAGAAATGACATCAATAACTTCCCATGGTTTTCACCAGCAGGAACAGCAAGAGGATCTATTTTAAATGCAGTTAAACTTGGATATAATCCAAGTCAAACACAAAGAGATCAACTCTATACAAATAGAATTAATCCAGTAATCTTCTCACCTGGAGCAGGAATTGTTCTATTTGGTGATAAAACTGGACTTGGAAAAGCATCCTCATTTGATCGAATCAATGTTCGCAGATTGTTCATCTTTATAGAGGATGCAATTGAAGCAGCAGCAAAAGATCAATTGTTTGAATTCAATGATGAGATCACAAGGACTAACTTTGTGAACATTGTTGAACCTTTCTTGCGTGATGTTCAAGCAAAGAGGGGTATTACAGATTTCAGAGTTGTTTGTGATGAGACAAATAACACTGCTGCTGTTATAGATAACAATGAATTTGTAGCAGACATCTTTATTAAACCTGCAAGATCAATTAACTTCATTGGTCTTACATTTGTCGCCACTAGAACTGGCATCTCATTTGAAGAAGTAATCGGTACAGTTTAACTAAAGGTATAGAAAACTATGGCAACCCAATTTAATAAACCACCATTAAGGACTATCACTGGGTTTAAAAGCAAATTAGCTGGTGGTGGAACTAGACCGAATCTATTCGAGGTGGAAATTGCTTTTCCTAATGAAACACAAATAGATAATGATACTAAGGAAAAATCAAGATTCTTAATTAAAGCAGCTGCATTACCTGCTTCAAACATCACACCAATTGATGTTAATTTTAGAGGTAGGATTTTAAAAATTGCAGGTGATAGAACATTCGACACATGGACAGTTACTGTTCTGAATGATGTTGATTTTTCAATTCGTTCTGCTTTTGAAAAATGGATGAATCTTATTAACAAGATGGAGGATAATACAGGAGAAACAGATCCTGCGGTTTATCAACCAGACGCATATGTTCACCAATTAGATCGTGATGGTTCTACACTTAGGACTTATAAGTTCCATGATGTATTCCCCACTCAAGTAAGTCAGATAGATCTTTCTTATGAAACTACTGATGCTATTGAAGAATTCACAGTTGAATTCCAAGTTCAATGGTGGGAAGCACTCAAAGGTGTAGGTGCTAACGCTGGCGGTGAAGATATTAACTAAATTGCATAAATAGTGCTATAATAAAGAAACGGAAAAAAATTATACTATGCCTAAACTTTTTGGATTCTCTATTGATGACTCGGATAGTAAACCCGATTCAGTAGTATCACCCGTTCCGCAATCGAATGCGGACGGGGTTGATTATTATATTCAATCTGGTTTTTATGGTCAGTATGTAGATATTGAAGGAGTATTCAGAACTGAATATGATTTAATTCGTAGATACAGAGAGATGGCACTTCATCCTGAATGTGATGGTGCAATAGAAGATGTTGTAAATGAAGCAATTGTTAGTGATTTGTATGATTCTCCAGTTGAAATTGAATTATCAAATGTAAATGCAAGTGATAAAGTAAAGGATACAATAAGAAAAGAATTTAGAGGCATCAAAGAAATGATGGACTTTGATAAAAAGTCCCATGAAATTTTTAGAAACTGGTATATTGATGGTAGATTATTTTATTTAAAAGTTATCGATACTAAAAAACCTGAAGATGGTATACAGGAAATTAGATATATCGATCCAATGAAGATGAAATTTGTTCGTCAAGAAAAGAAAAAGAATAGACATTTAGGTGGTGTTGATCTTACGAATGCATTTAAAGGTAGCGAGAAAGAATTATATCCAGAGATAGAGGAATATTATGTTTATACCCCAAAACCAAATTATCCAGTTGGTTCAATGGGTGGAACAGCAAATACAAAAACTTCAATTAAAATTGCAAAAGATTCAATCACATATGTAACATCTGGTTTATTTGATCGTAATAAGGGAACTTGTTTATCATATTTACATAAAGCAATCAAGGCACTTAATCAACTTAGAATGATTGAGGATAGTCTTGTAATTTATAGATTATCAAGAGCACCAGAAAGAAGAATATTTTATATTGATGTTGGTAATCTTCCAAAGATAAAGGCAGAGCAATATCTTCGCGATGTTATGATGAGATATCGTAACAAATTAGTTTATGATGCTAATACTGGTGAAGTTAGAGATGACAGAAAATTCATGTCAATGATGGAAGATTTCTGGTTACCAAGAAGAGAAGGTGGTAGAGGAACTGAGATTACAACTTTACCTGGTGGACAGAATCTTGGAGAATTATCTGACATTGAGTATTTTCAGAAAAAATTATATCGTGCTCTAAGTGTTCCCGAATCAAGAATCGCATCTGATGGTGGATTTAATTTAGGTCGTTCATCTGAGATACTTCGTGACGAATTAAAATTCGCTAAGTTTGTAGGTAGATTAAGAAAACGTTTTGCTAACATGTTTAATGATATGTTACGCACTCAATTAATTTTAAAAAATGTAATCACACCTGAAGATTGGAAAAGTTTAAGTGATCATATTCAATATGATTTTGTATATGATAATCAATTTGCTGAACTTAAAGAATCTGAATTAACAAATGAAAGATTAGGAACTCTTGCAACAATTGAACCATATATTGGTAAATATTATTCTAACGAATATGTTCGCAAAAAAATTCTTAGACAAAGTGATCAGGAAATTATGGATATTGATGAACAGATTCAAAAAGAAATTAAGGATGGAATTATTCCTGATCCAAATGCTGTAGATCCAATCACTGGACAACCACTTGAAGGTGGTGGAGATTTAGGAGATGTTCCAACAGAACCAGAAATTGATGGTAGTGTCACTGATGCTCAGTTAAGTAAAGATACCAAATCAGCTGAGATATAAATAAATTATAACATTATATAAATTTTTATGGCTGATATTATCGATTTGATTGCCCAAGATTCCAAAGCTTCTGATGTTAGTTCAGAAATAAAAGATAATTTGTATGCGAAAGCTGCGGAAAAAATAGAAGCATTGCGTGGTGCTGTAAGTAATACCATGTTTGATGAACCACAAGTTGAAGACGAAGTGGAAGATGAAATTGAAACTGAAGGTGAATTAGAAACTGAAACAGAGGTAGAGGAAGAAGAATGATTATCAAACCTTTAAGTGAAGAAGTAGCAGTTGGTGACGCAACTGTTCTTGGAGCAAGATTAGTAAGACTAGTTAATACTGGAGCAACAGAAAAAATTACTATCGGTAATTCTACTGCTGCATCATTAACTTTAATTGCTAATACATCTGTTGTTATTGAAAAAGAAGTTGGAGCAGCAGTGGCTGCTACTGCTGCAGTTTTAGCAACCCCAGTCGCATTTACAAATTAAAAAAAATGAAACTTATTACGGAAGAAATAGCAAGCGTTAAATTTATCACCGAAGGAAAAGGTGCTAAAAAGAAATTGTATATTGAAGGTGTTTTCTTACAAGGTGACATCAAAAATCGTAATGGTAGAATGTATCCAGTTCAAACTCTTGCAAAAGAAGTTGGAAGATATAATGAGTCGTTTGTAAAAAAAGGTCGTGCTCTTGGGGAATTAGGACATCCAGAAGGTCCTACAGTAAATCTTGATCGTGTTTCTCATAAAATTGTTTCTCTTAAACAAGAGGGAAATAATTTTAAAGGTAAAGCACAACTTTTAGAAACACCAATGGGTAAGATTGCAAAATCTTTAATTGCTGAAGGTGTAACTCTTGGAGTTTCATCTCGTGGAGTTGGTTCTCTAAAAGAAGATAGCAATGGATGCAAAGTTGTAGGTGAAGATTTCATGTTAGCAACTGCTGCAGATATTGTCGCTGATCCATCAGCACCTGATGCTTTTGTATCAGGAATAATGGAGGGAAAAGAGTGGATTTGGGAAGGAGGAATTCTTCGTGAACAACTCGCATCTCAAACAAAAAAACATATTAATACATTAGTAGATCAAAAAAGATTAGAAGAACATAAATTGAATTTATTTAATGATTTTCTTTCAAATCTATAAGTTCTATAAATAAATGTAGATTAAAACACAAATCAACAAAAAATGTCCGTTGGCAGAAAATTACAAGACATGGAAAACATCGAAGAAAACGTAGTGACCAAAGGTGCAAAACCTGCGGATCCTATGCAAAAAATGTCAGGTGCATCTGTAGAAGATCTAGGTGGACCTACTCCTGAAAACTACAAATCAGATGACGATTCAGCAAAATTAAAAACACCTGGTGGTACTCTTAAGCAAGTTAAGGATATCGTCAATAAAGGTGCAAAACCTGCTGAAGGAGCAAAAGGTATGAAAGAAGAAGAAATTGAAGTTGAAGGAGAA